TGACTGTTCAACAACTAATAAAAATTCATCTGTGTATCTTGGACCAACGCCGCTGGTAGTATTTTCATAATATGATAATCTAAGGGGTTGGCTACTGCTACCTATTTGATAATATGAATTATATTCATCCTCTCGTAGTGGTGGACGAAGGAATACTGTAGTTGATGTTGGTGAACTTTCAAAACTTGTTATGTTTACTTTCTCCCATCTACCTTTGCCAATATATGTGTTATTGTTGTCTGGTTGACTACCATAATTATTGCTTCTTCTATAGATGTTTAGTGACGCAAAATCTGTTACAGCGTGATGATTGAATACAAGTTTGTAATAAGCAAAAGGATCATTTTGACCTTTCCAATCGTCTTTGTTGAGCATACTCCAACCTACTACATCTACAATTGGATTTGCTGGAGCAGGAAATGCCGCATCAATTTGTTTGAGTGCTTTTGCTGTGGTCATTTGTTTGAAGTTGAATGTGCTTAACCAATTTTGATTTGAAGGAAAGTCATCTCTTGTTTGCTTTCTATGTACATAACCAACACCAAATAAACTTTGTGTTGAGTCTGTTCTTACACCTGAATTGTTGTACTGTGGTGTTAGGACAAATTCATATGTTTCATCATAATCTATTTCTAAAAATTCTCTACCACGTCCGTCGTATATTCCAACGCTGGTGCTTGGTACTGTTAAAAAGTCTGGGTCTTGTCCTGGTGTTACTTTTCTGTAACGGATATTCATACCCATCCAACTTGCTTGTACACTTGCGTCTGGTGGTCTAAAGAAGAAACGTATTTCTTTGTTGCCACTTAGTGTTGCGTTAATGTCTGTCAGTGTTACAATCATTGAACTTGCGGCACTTGGCGCTCCAGGATCTCCTAGGTCAATTGCGTATGCTGTTGAATCTTCTTTGAAACGTAGACCAGTTACTGCTAGAGGATCATAATCATATCCTATGCCATTAAATTCTGTTGGCACACTCATAAATCTATATTGTTTTGTGCTTTCTTTGCCGTCTTTGAATACAAAACGGAAGATAAAATCATAGTTTTGTTGTGCTGAACTAGGTGTACTTGGATAACTTGGTGTACCTACTGCCCCACTTGCTATGGTAAAAGTTGTTGCACTTCCTGGTGCATAAGAACTATCTAACGCTGTTTCATAGCGTGTCCAAGTAGTTGCGGCACTTGTTTTGATATAGTAAGCAACACCTGTAACGTCAAAGTTTGCTGGCGCATTGTTTATTTCTTGTTTGAATGTAAATGTTAATTCTTTAGGGTTTTTAGGCTGACTACCTGTTAGAACAGTTTGACCAACAATAGTATCAAATGGTGTATCTCTAATTATAGTAGGCTCTCCTGGATCACTAGGCCAACCTGTGTTTGCTAATTCTATTGTATCTCTTGCTTCTTCACTACCTGGTTTTGTTGTAAGTTGTAGTTTGTTGACATTGGTACTTAATTCACCGCCTGTGTATTTGACTCTTGATATAAGTGTGTAAGGTTGATTTGGCAACAACGGTCCTACACGGAATGTAAATGATTTATTAGCACCAGGTTTTGTTGTAACAGTCATCTGTTGAAAAACTGTTTCGCTTGATATATTTCGTTTGTAATAGATACTCAACTCTTTATATGTGGCGTTTTCTGGTTGTATACCTGTGATAGTTGCGTAAACCATATTGCTTTCTACAGAATAATTTACTGTTGTAAAGTCTACAATATCATCAAAATTTACCACTGGCTTTGGTGGCTCAGGTACTGGTGGTTCAATTGGTGGATCAACTTCAGGTGGTTCAGTTGGTGGTAATGTTGGTGGCTCTTCTGGTGGTACTACTATAGGTGGTTCAACAGTAGGAGGTTCAGGTGTTGGTTCAACAGCGTCTATGGTTAGAACGTTGTTTTGTCTTGTACTCAAACTACCATTGTCAGCATTGTTTGTAATTTTTATATCATATGGTTGATCAGCATCTGTCATTGTTGCTACTGTTTGTATCACAATGCTGTTGTCACTGATTCTTGTTGTTACACCTGGTGTAATTTCTGTACCATTATCTTTAATGAATATTGCTGTAAGACCTGCGTAAAAATTTTGTCCTAGTATTGTAATATCATGTGTACCAGCGCCTGATACAGTGGTAGGTGATGTTGAAAATATTTGTGGTGGACGGTGTGTAATAGGAACAGGTGATACTAATGGTGGCACAAGTCCAATTGGGTCTCCGCCTATAATCTCTGGATAATAAACTTCTCCACCTTTTGGTATGTATGGCGGAAGAACAACATCTTCTTCACCAACTCTTGTGTGTGGATATAAACTGTCATCATTTCTTACACATCCTAAATCTACAGTCATGTCATTGTTGATTTTCATTGTGATAACACGGAATGGTGTTGTTGTAAAATTCAACATTGTTGATTGTATGCGTATATTATCGCCTACTTCTAATTCAAGTGCTTGTGAACTTGCTGTAAATGAAACTGACTCTTGGAATCTACTTTTGTTAAACAATAGTCTTGCCATGTCTTTGGCAATAGCATAATTTGTAAGTGTAGGAAATGTTGCTGTTAGTTTATTTTCTCTACCACCGTCTTTGTCAATGTATGTTTGTCTTTCAGCAAGTGTTTCTGGAAAGATAACACTTTCTACTGAGTATGCTTTGTCTGGATTTACAAAATTAACTTCTACAACGTTGTATTTTGAACTTCTTTCAATTGCTTGATATGTGATGTTGCCTTGTATGTTGTCTGCGTTAAATGTTTGAACAATAGTTGCAACACCACTTGTTATGTCTGTGGCATTACCTGCGTCTTCAACTTTTAATTTGTACTTGCCTTGACTGTATGGTAGATAACTTCTACAGCCCATAAGCAATGTTTTAACATTGTTGAATAAACTTTGTCCTGTGTCTAATACTGTGTTGTTGGTTATAATTGGTCCTGTTTGTCCACCATCTGTGTAAGTGACAACCGTGTTGTATTTGTTCTTAGCAATTAAGAAACTGTCCCAATCAATGTCTGTGTTTTTAAGACCTTTACCATAACGTGGATTACGTAGATAGTCTGCTATAATTCTTGCGGGGTTTGTTGAATATGCTTCTGATTCACTGTCATATGCTGTTGATCCACTTGAACTTGTTATATCTGCTACCCTGCGTCCCAGCATTGTTGTTTTGATAGCAGGTATTGATCCACTAAATGGATTTGCATCTGCATCGTCTTGTGTTTCAATTTGTTTCCATTCATATCTAACAAATAATGTTGCCACACCGTTGTAGACCATTGAACTTTTCCAACTTGGTGCGTCACTACAAGGATTCCAACTGCCACCTACAACACTTGAAGTTGGATCTGAATAATATATGCCATGTGAGAAACGCATAACAATTCTGTCTTTGTATCTGCCTTCATCAACTGTTACTGTTTGTCCATTGTTTAGTAGGGGTATGTATTTGGCCGCTAATTGGTTGTCGTCAATTGATAGATCAAACAATCCTTCAATTGGTCCTTCTGCTAGTGCGTATGCTACCCAAAGATATTTGTTATCATCAGCACCTGTTTCTGCGAATGTAATTGCTCCACCAACACGTCTAAGGCCATATACCACAGGTATGTTTATAGTACTACCGTTTCTTGTTACAAGTACACCTTGTTGACGATCCGCCTCTCCTGCGGCATCTGGTGCTCCTGGCATTCCTCCAAACAATCCCATAAATGGTTGTGTAATAAAACTAACAACACTTGAAACAACGTTTACAACGGCTTTGACAACACCTACTACGGCTTTGACAATCCCTTTAACGACTTTCTTTATTGTTTTTACTACACCACTCATGATTCAATATCCTTGTACATCCATAGGGCTTCTTTGAACCCTTGACTTTCATATAATTTACGACTGCGTTCAACATCAATGCCAATGTCTCCTGCTGTAATTTTTTTACAATCAAATATTGCACCCCACTCTTCAACAGATCCAATAAGTTGTTTGAATGTTGAAATGTTGCGATGTTCTTTGAGTACAAAAATTAAATCAATATGTGCGTATACAATATTTTCATTCCATTGCGGAGTTGTCATTGTACCACTTACAAAGCCTACTGGTCTTTGTCCTTCATATGCGTTAAACCAAAAGAAACTGTCTTGTGCTGTTCTACCTCTAATCAAATTTATAACACTATCACTGTCAAACTGTTCTCCAATTTCTGGATTTAGTTCACTTGCTTCATTGGCATAATATTTGCATAGGTTGATTGTTTCATCTATTTCTTCTGGTCTTATTTTTCTTACGATCATTCTGTACGTCCCCATAAAAATTCTTGGTTGCCCACAAAACCTGCTTTTTCAAATGATGAATCATATTGTACACCTTGGAATAACCAATTGCTCCAATCATTTGTTTTACGCCCTGCTTGTCTTTCAAAGTCAGCAAAATGACTACTTGCTTCAATTGATATTGAACAAGAGTTTGCTGTTTCTTGAATGCTTACATTGTACACTTCACCATCAAACATATTGATAGCCGCTACACCACCAGCACTATCTGTGCCAATAATTTGTAGAGTGTTTAGATCTAAGAAACATTTGTAAACAACAACCCTTTTGCCTTCTGGTTCTTTGCCTACAAATCTATCAACATAACCACTTGGTAAGCCTGACAAGTTGATTGAAAACTTGCCTACTTTTACATCAAAGTCTTCGTTGATTGCACTATGGCCTAAGAATTCGCCTTGTGCTGAATATGTGTTTGTTCCTGCTGTTGGAGCCGTGTCTGAATCAAAGTCAATGTTGATACCACCACTTGCTAGATACAATGGCGCATCATTGTTATTGCTATCTTTTAGATGTATTTCAATAAGGTCACACGCAATAGTATGATCTCTGTAATATTCATCCTTTAGATATTCTTCTCCAGCAAAACTTTTCATCTACCAAGTCTCTCTCATGTCTACTGTTATACTTGTTAATCCGCCAATGCCTACATCAAATTTTTGTACATCATTTTCACTAATTGCTGTGAAC